TTGTGGAAGCTGATCCACTGGTGGTAATACCGTTGGCAGTGAAAACGCCAACGGGTGCTACGGTGGTATTAGGAAATTGACCTATTAATGGCCTTGTGTTGGTGGTGGAGGCAATGTCGTTTAAATTTTGCGCGGGATGTGCAATCAAATTGTTTACCCCAGCACCCGACGAGTCATAACCAATATCAAACTGCCACAAGTTGTTTGCACTTGAGGAAAAGTACGTGTTTGAGGTAATAGTTATTGAAAGACCAGATCCAGTTCCACCAATAGAAGCTGAAGCCGCACTCAGTACATCGTTAACTAAATAACCTGATCCTGCGGTTGTAATCGTAACGCTAGTGACAGTACTTCCAGCTATAACAATAGTTGCTTTAGCACCCGTACCAGTACCGCCAGTTAAAGCAACCGCTGTATAAGTACCATTTGTATAAAGAGTTCCGCCAGCAGTAAGCGTGACACCGAGTACACCACCTGAAATTGTGAACTGTGTCGGGCCTGATCCAATACCATTATCGTTATCGGTTACCCATTGTTCTAGTCCATATCGGTATCCAGAGATGACATAGTTCAATCCGCCAATAGAACTCATGGTCATGCCACGAGAGATGCCAGTAGCATTTAAGAAGATACCGTTGTATCCGCCTATCTTGCGTGGCAGGCCGTTTTGGAAACGCACCCATTGCCCATCTACATAGGTGGGGGCGTTGAAGACGGTGCCATCGCGTTGGATGCCCGGCTTGATTTGGAGAGCAACTACTTTTGCGGTCATGTCAGAACGTACCGCCTGAAATACCCACCGTCACCGCCAACCCAGCCGACGATAGAGACATCGCACTTGCTCCTCCCACCGCAAAACCAATCTGTGCAGAAGTAGGCAAATAAATACCCGTTGTAGTGTTACCCACAAAGTTTAAGGATGGACTAGCCGCACTACCAGCCGCCAATGTAATTGACGTACCCGCCACGTTTGACGTGTTGGAGTTGTAGACGTTTGTTCCATCACAAACCGCAATAACCGCCTGTGTCTGGCCAACTGTCAGAGTACTTGCTCCAACAGAGCCAGTTGTGAACGTCAGCGTAAATGAGCCAGTTGTCTTGTTCTGTATTGAGTAAAGTTGAACAGTTGGAGGAAGCACAACAGTACAGTTTGACGTCAAAATACCTGTGTACTCTTGGATCAAGCTAGACGCCTCAACCACGCTCAGGGTAACTGTTCCACCAGTCACTGCTTTATTTAATTGAGTAAAAACAAAACTGGCTGACTGACCATAGCCGTATGTGTTGTACCCATTGGTGCCGTTAGAAACAATAACAAACGACTCAGACAATTGAAGCTGTGCTGATGAGTTGCTATCAATCGTGTCCGTACCATTTGGATACACAGTAACAATACCTGTACCATTGTTACGAATCATCACAAACCAATTGTTTCCAATGGTCGCCGCAGATGGAAGGGTAAAGTTACCCGCACCACTCTGCCACACAAAGAAACCAGATCTGTCAGCGGACACAAACGTATAGTTGGAATAAACGTTAGTGATTGGGTATGCTTGGTTTAACGTAGTATTAATCGCTGTTAAACCGTAACCCGCAAGAGCAGAAGCATTAGCCGAGGATGTGCCTGCACCAAATGTTAAGGTAGACCATGTACCGTTCTGGGTGCTGTTACTGGTCAGGTAGATGTACTGGATGATTCCAGAAGAAATTGCAACAATTGTGTTACCGCTTGTGTCAACTACCGTAAAAGTGTTAGCTCCAGCATTACGAATAATGACGCTTGTACCTGTTGATACTTGCGTTGCTGGGGGTAAATACAGTTTAAGACTACCAACGGTAGCCGTGACGTCAATCTGGTTAGCAACAACGCTTGCAGTGTTGCCATTGATTGGCCACTGAAGGGTTGTGTCTACGCTGATGGTTAGCGATTCATACCCTACTTGCGAAGGGTTGATAGTTACGCCTGTGTAAGGATCTACGTATGTTGCCATGATTAGGAGTCCACTGCTATTGCCTGACGATCACCAACACGAGCGACGTCTTCCGTCTTCAGTGCGGTAATTGCTTCGGTATATTTTTGCTGAAATATTGCACGCGCATCGTTTTTGAGGAACGGCATCGCTTGCAACAGGGTCCCGTACAACATCGCATTTGGAGCGTACTGGGTAAGCCAATTGGTTTGATTGGTTGAGCTTAGGGGTGATATACGCTCGTAGTAAAGCACTTCAAAGCTGTACGCCACATCTGGCGTAGGGGCAAAGTACCAGTGCTGGTAGTCGGTGTCTGCGTAATACAAGGGCGTACCTGTCAATGACGAGTTTGGCCAATAGTTCATCAAATACTCAAACTTGCGCAACAAGACTGGTTGGGTTGCTGAGCCAGTGTTTACCGTCATAGACACGGTTTTTCTCCAACGCGCAGGTTTAGCCAATACTGGATTACTTGCGGTCATATTAGACGTAGCTACTTGAAGTTGACCCAAAGTCTTGATTTCCTGTGCAATTTCAAACTCGCACAGGGTGATAAATGTGGGAATAGCGGCGACAACTGCGGCGTCCTGACGCTCAAGGTACTGAAGCACCGTGCTCGTCAGTGAGTCGTAGGTCATCACCCATGATGGTGTCGTTGCCATAGTTGCCCTTTATATATGCCCTATTGTCCCATTACTCGCTGATGGCGGCAACCCTATGACAGGAAAAGCGCACGTTCATCATTGCGTCTAGTCACAAGTCCTTTTAAGACTTTGCCACCAGCTTTGTTGTACTTTAAGAATTCGTCTGCCGCACCTTCCATATCCCCGCGAAGAACCTTTTGACGCAGGGTTGAGCGCTGTAGTGTTCCCAGACCAACATTAAAGCTAAAAGATACAAGACCATCGAAGTTGCCTTGGGTAAGTTGAACTGGGCATAGTGTTGATACACCCCGCTCAAACCTAGCCAAATCTGCTCTAAGAATTGCATCGACTTCCTCCATTGGATACACGCGGTTATCTTCTGGTAGCAGTTGAACTGCCGCCCTTTGGTCTACAGGCAACTTGGCCTGTGAGTCATACATCAAATGACCAACGCCCACCGTCCAGAGGTACACCGAGTCCCGATAAGGCTTCTGCCTCACCCCCTCATGGTGTTTTATATCCTCAATACAAAGGGCGCTTATTTTCATTTCTTGCCAAATGCTTGTGTACCAAACCAGAACGACACCACGGACGCCCAGATGATTTGAGTCTCGTTATCCCACAGTAAATCTAACGCTACATCAAATGGCACTTCCTTGTGATAAGCAAACCAGAAGCCAAAGATTTCCACAAAGGCAAACAGAATAAACATTCCATAAGTTATGGCGGGGCGCACCATAGCACGGGCATTGATTACCCACAGGCTGGCACCTTGACCAATAGCAATGTCGTGGGCATACAGGGCTTGACGCTCTTGCATAGCAGTTTGGTTATTGGTGACTTCAGCGTTGATTTGCACCTGCTCTGTCTGGATATGTTCAATGCGCTCTTGGGCTTCTAAGCCAGCCTTCTTCAAGGTCAACTCACGCTCGGTCTGCATTTGCGCCAAGGCTAGTTCATGCTTCTTGTCTGCACGGTCTTGGAAGAAGTCCATCAGTTTTGGTAGCCCGCCCATCAGGAAAGACAGTAGGGTTGAGAATAGTGTCATCATTTTGATTCCTTAAATAAAATTATTTGTTACACCAATACAGCGTGATTCAAAAATATCAAACTTACTTTTGTTTTTCTTGTTTTCTTGGTCTGTTACAAGCAAACATTCATTTTTGGTTTTATAAACTGTTTCAGACGAAATAACATGGCAATTATTGTTTAAACACATAAACAAAACCGCTATGTATATCATTTCTGTTCCTTTAGTTCCCGTTTAAGTTTGCGTAACTCTTTAATCTCTTGCTTAAGTTGCGCTCGCATGTATAGGGTTTCTACGTATGCCATTGATGTAACTCCTACAACAATACATATCGCCACCCCTATCAAAATCCACCAGACAAGTTTCGTAGTGCCCACATCATCCATCCAAAAAACATTGATATAAACATCACGGCAATCAACCCACTTGTTATCTCAATTAACTGAATTTCGTCTTGCTCTTTCTTCCACCGAGCCAGCCTGTTCCTACGAATCAACTCTGACCTTGCCCACGCTTGTTCTTGTTCTATCTTGGCGTGCATCTTAAGAAACCGGCTATACAAATCCTTCAACTCTGCTGGCGCGTAGACCATAGCCTCTCGCACTTGCTCCATTAACTTCTCTAACTGCAACTCAATCAACGCACGCTCAATAGCCTTTTTGCTGGTGTTTTGGGTTGGGTCGTAGTTAGTTT